TCGTGCTCAATACAATACTTCAATAGACCAGCAACCTTAGGGTTGTCCTGGTTCTTGGGGTTGCTTACACGTGCAACGTACCCCATAGTTTTTTCAGCGTCAGGTGTGACACTAATAAGGCAAACCTTACTCATCCTTTAAGAATCCTCACGATAGCAACCAAGCAGATTGCTTGGAAATAATTGATTGCTTTGATGCCAAACAGTGCTGGCAAAGACCAGTTCCAGGTTAGCATAAGCACGAGCGGTGCGGCAAAGACTGTGCCAAGAAAAGCACCAACCATCTCAGGAGTAACATACTCGTTCTCTTGAGTTTCTTCAGCAGCAGGAACTTCTTCCTCTGCCTTTTTCACATTGAATTGATAAAAGTTGCTCATTTTTTCGGCGGTGTCCATAGTTTAGGGTTGACTCTCCCTTCAGTTTGCTTCCATCCTTTAAGTCCTTCCCTATATCTATCCCAGTAGTGATCAAACATCTCTACTTGTTTCTTAGGAAAAACTATATCGTAATATGTTTGACCGTTCTCTACATACGATACTAGAAATGATGAGGATGGAAGTGAACGGTCTTCAGCGTCTTGTGGTGTACAGTTTTGTTTGATAATCTTCAAGAACGATTGCCCCAGGTGATAGACGGGAATGCTTCTTTGACAACGGCGTGTGTGATCCGATACTTGTCCTGAAGTTTCTTGTCTTTCACCAGACAAACAACCTCTGCTTCATCTTTGTACAGACCCTCAAGCATCTGAAGGAACATATTTTCCTTCTTGATACTAGGGATACCGTCTGCACCCCCTTTGATAAAATAATAAAACTTTCTAGACTCATTCTCAAGTCTAGTATGTTCCGTACCAAGAGGTGCCTCATTCGGTTTGTACGGAACTTCACCTTCGGGAAGGATGCTCTGTACGGTATCATCAAAGTTCCAAATGAATAGAGACCTCAATGCCTGCGAGTTGTTCTCTTGTAGGATTTTGATTTTTTGTGCCTTTGTCTTGGCATTGTGTGCTTTCTGAAGCACCTCAGAAATAAGAAGTTTCATCGTTAAAATTCACTGGCGTAATGTACCAAGTCATTCAGTTGCTTCTCTACCAAGTAGGTAAAGATCTTGTTCCTTGATGGTGGAACAATAGACTCATAGTTATCTATAATCTTTTGACTGATCTCTTTTGGGATGTAGTCAAAATCGATTAGTGTACGGTTCCTCTTGTAGTTTTCCATCGTCTCTTCTGAATAACAGAAGTCTTCAGGAGATTGTGTTATCCACCTAGCAATTTTAACCTTTGCCAGGGGTTTTTGTCTACGTCCTTCTACCAGACAGGAATCATCTGACAAGAAGTTTGGAATACCATCAGAGCGGTCACCTTTTAATACGTGTTCTGCAATGTACATTTTAGGATCAAGTCCCTCAACGTACTTCTTAAGGCAGGGATTGTATTGGGTGACATACCCATACCGTTTGAGTTGAATGAAATCTTTGTCACCAGACAGAATCAATGTCTTGACTGCTGGTTGCATATTGTTTTGTAGACGGATGTTCGCAAGACCCTGGTGCTTACAGAGTACGGCAATAATGTCGTCTGCTTCTGCTCCATCAATCTCCATCACTTTGTATGGAAGATGGTCTCTGAACTCTGCTTTGATTTTATTCAGGAGATCAAAGATGTTATCCCAGTTGTGCTTTGACTTAGCACGATCTTTCTTCCGTGTACCTTTGTAGTACGGGAATACTTCACGTCGCCAGTAATGCTTACTGTCATAACATAAAACAAGTTCGCCATAGGTTTTATAAAACTCAGAGCGATAACGTCGCAGTGAGTTTAGAACCATATGACGAACCAGTCCTTCCTGAAGTTCCTCAGATTGATTGAGCGAAACCATTAGGTTTGCGATCATCACCTGATTCATATCGACAAGAATCATAGTTAGTCGTCGTCTTCGTCGTCAATAATACCATCATCATCAGTGAAGCGCAAGTATAACAGCTCTTCCTGACTTACATTACCATCGGAGTCGAGCATCTCAGGGTGCGTGATCGACTTAGCATATGCTGCGTTGTCGATGAACGCTTCAATGTAATCCTTTGCCATCCAGAAGAACATACCTCCTAGAAGGAACGCTCCAAATAGAGCGAAAACATAAACCGCATTTAGCATCGGTTTTCCTCCTTTCTATACTGCAATAATGAAGTAAAGTGTTCCTCCGTATAACTTAACACTATTTAGTTTTTTTCTTGCGACCTGGGCGTCTGTCTTTCTCGTATTTCCAAGCGTCTTCAAGCATACTATACAGATACTTGTGGACTTTACGTGCTTGGGGTTTACTTAGATAACCGTACGCTTCTTTGAGAGTTTTATCAGGTTTAGTGATGAATTTCTCAAGGTCATAGCAAGTAAACGATAGGTTACTAGCAGTGGAAGAATCAATGAATGCTGTGCATTCTTTTCTTGTAAATTTTTGGGCGAGCATATGCGGGTAAAGTTTGAATAGAAACTTACCCGTCATCGCTAAGTCAATAGACCTTTCAACCAGTTCACAAAGTTCGTCTACCTTGTCAACTTGTAGCATCAAATCAGTCCCCTCCGCTTAAATTCAGAAATAGACTCATTGCAACCCCCAGTTGTTTGACCATCTACAATCAGTTGAGGGAACGTTGCCGACCCACCAAACTGACCGTGGAACTGATCTCTGGTGAAGTTTTCATTGAGTACCAACTCACGATAACTCCAACCTTTGATTTTGTAAACCTCTTTAATTTTAGTACAGAAGGGGCAACCAGGTTTAGTGTAGATTGTGGTGTGCTTAGGTGCGGACATAATTACTCAAGATGAACGTTGAATGCGATAGACCAGCGACTTCCCTCGTGTGTACCAGGTGTTGTCGCGTGCTCTAACCAAGAGGGAAAGAGAATAACAGATTCTGGTATGGGATCAAAATAGATACCCTCATCTGTCCCAAACATACACATCTTCGCGAATGGATTGGGATTATAGAAAAGAATACCTCCCATATCAGGAGTGGTACGATGATAATACACACCTGAGATGGTATTACCAGCGTGGGTATGGCGAGGTTGTGTGGTGCCTTTTGGCAAAGCATTGATCCACGACTGTACGATTCGCCAACTACCTTTTAATGGTTCTATATATGCAGTTGAATCTGGAACAGGCAACTTAGTGTTAGTCACATAATCATCCAAACATTCACCAAGGAAAGCCTCAAACTTAGGGAGATGATGCTTCTTTAGAAACTGTAGGATATGCTGCTTGTGATGAGTACCATCAAGAGTTTCCTGCATAGCATAAGGAGACAGGTAGGAACTGTCTGACCAGTCACCTGTCTCCTCTAGGTACTTTGTAATGTTATCTAGTTCCTCAACAATCTCAGGGTTGCTGTGTTGTCGAGGGTATATTCGTGTTGGAAATAGGTCCATTCCAGTGTCGGATCACCCCGCTGATAATAAAACAATTAGTGACAAGATAAGAGACAAATAAAATAGTGCGTACACCACATATGTAATTGTCATAGGGTTCTGTCTTGTCATCTGAAAAACTACCGAGCGAATACTTCCATATCCGCAGTAACTTCTTCACGATCTTCAATACTTATAAGTGTACCCTTAAGATCATACATTAATTTCTTTGTCGTTGTCAATACATAGTGACCGATCAAAGACTTACCATTGTCACACCAACCATATGCAACAATGGGTTCTCCTGCATCTTCTACCACGAGACGTTCGTTGTGCATATAGTGACCGTAGCGTTCGTGAAGATTAATCATTCCAAGAAATCTCCTCGTACTTCTTACGGCAATACTCAATGCAATCATCACGATACATCATCAGTTCGTGATAGCATTGTTGCTCGTGTGCATCTGCCCTTAGTTCAGGGTTCGGTTCGATCAGACTCTCTATCAGGAGACTCATCCCCCTCAACTTCTGGTCCTTTGTCGCCATCGGCATCCCCCTGTGGTTGTTCGCTAACATTATATATGGAGTCGTCTAGTCGAGCAACCTCTCCCAGTCTAGATTTGTAAAATCTACTGATTCTCTTAATCTTCTTCCGCATTTTTGCGGGTTCATCCTCGTGCTTTTTAATAGCACCTGCTAGTGCTTGTAACTCTTTATGGGATTGAGTTAGTTTGCGATCCCAGAATCCTGCCATTAAACTGCGTCCTCAATAATAAATCTGAATGTACGGAATTGTGCGCTCTTAGAACGACTAAGATTACTATACCACACTGTGCTACTTCTGTCGTGCGACTCTTGATACATCGCCCACTTCGCAGTACGTGAGACAGCATTAGTCTCAGCGTTCTTAATCTTAATTCTCTTAGGAAGTTTGTTCTGTTCAGGATAGAACGGAGCATCATCCTCATATCCGCCAAGGAACAACGGATCATCCTCATCCTTTCTTGGCCAGGTCACTCTGATAGTTTGACCATCAACGTACCCCTTACCCTGATCCCGAATACTATCTACAGTCCAAACGAACAAGTAACCAGTATTAGTTTCAGGAGAACCATTGTCCAGAAGTTCATCTTTGAACACCAACTGTGCTCTCATACGAATAGTTGCATAGTCATTAGAGGTGTTCGCTTTTAGTACGAAGTCGTGATAGAAATAAACTGGTTCACCATTACCAGTCTTCCTCATCCAGTATTGAACAAGTGTTACTGGTTCACCATAGTAATCAGATACAGAACTTGAGTCATCTCTAAGATCTGTTGTGAACAGGTGCTCTACTAGGGTAGTAAAGTTAGATTCATACTCAGCAGTTTGCAGTGCTAAAGCGTTGATGATTCTCTCTGGTGGAACCAGACCATAGTCACCCTCCTGAGCAGACTCATTTTGTGATCCAAACTTAACAGTGTTGATACGACCAAACGATGTACACTCAGCTCCATCAATGGCACTGACTCTCATACCTTGATAGAACTTCTCACCCTCACCCTGCTTGTCGGTTCCAACGTACCACTTGTTCAGTTGATTCTGCTTATATCCACCTGCAGACATATTGCTGTAGACATTGGTGACTTTATATCTAATGCCTCCATCTCCCTGACCGAGTTTGAAGTCAGCATTGCAATCATTACCATCACTATCTCTCAAGCAGACACGACTATTATTATCTTTAATACTAAATCCACCAGAGTTTCCACTGTACGTTACGTTGGTAGTTCCGTTGGGAAGTTTGATTGACTTAGTAACCTTACCGCTGTTGCGATTATCATCACGGTCCCAAGTAACAGTCTGTCCATCAGCATCAACCGCTGTGATCTCGGTGATAGCAAGACCAGCAACGCTAGTGCGGTCATCCCATTCCAATTTAATCTGAGTGGTTGTTGTACCACCAGTGTTTACAATATTACCATTGGAGTCAAAGGTAATTGCAGATGCGTTTGTCATTTGAGATGCACTAAGCACCTCATACTGCACTTGGAAAGCAAGACCACCCTCAATCGATCGCATCATTATGCCAGTATCACCATCCTTTGCTTTCTTGGTACCCTCAACGTACCTAGGTCTGTTAGTAGTTTCCAACCAGTTATTAGTGACTCCACCACCAACAGTCCAAGCAACAACATTGTTTGACTTGTCTTTCAGGTCAACCAACTTCAACTCTGCTGGTTTACCACAGTTAGCATTATTAACACCACTCATAGAGTGAGATACGGTGCTAAGCATAACAGTCCAGGTAGCAAAGATGTCTCCAGTGTTTTCATCTCTCAGAGAAAACGCTGGCGAAACACTAGCATTAGAGTGACCAGAATTAATCTCAGTGATGGAGAAAGTAATATCATCGCCTTCCACAACAGAGAAGGTATGTAATACTTCACCAATCTTCTGCCACGCTTCTACCTTACTCTTCTCACTATAAATTTGAGTGCCATTCTTTTCAAGTTTCCACGTAAACTTAGTACACTCACCATATCCACCAGTCATACCACCGTGGGATCTAATGGTTACAGTGCCACTTGCCTTAGCAGTAATTGTTTGTACTCTATTACGTTGAGTGGTGTAATCACCTTCACATTTACCACATCCAAATCCTTCTTCATTGATGCTACCACAACCCGTACGTACGATTTGTGCATCAGAGAATCCAGCAGGTTCAAAGAGATTACCATCACAATTATTAGCATATGATAGATCCATATACTCTGGAACGATCATATCTTCAAAGACATAGCACTGAATGCCCTCATAGTACCAATCACTGTTGGCATAGTTGATACGATATGAGATCTTCACATCGTCATAGTCATCGTCACCGTCGAGAAGATCCTCCCAGTATTGCCACCAACGAGAAGTCCACTTGGTAAAATCTTTTTCATTCCAGTTCAATCTTTTCTCGGAGAACAGTGAGAGATTATTCTCTGCACTACTCAAATTAGTTCTCCAACCATTACTTGTCTCAGAGAATGTCAGTGTATCTCCTGTGCTGATACCACCGTTCTCCTGATTACCATCGGGTATTAAAACAAAACCAAGTCTGCAGGGAACGTACTGATTAATAGTTGCTGCTGGGATAGTGAAGGATCTATATCCTGTTGCGTCTGTTGCATTCTTAAGAACAATCTGACCGTACACTGGGTCGTGATCGTTATCAACATCCGTCAAGTAATATCCAAATGTATTTTCATAACCTGCTGAACCACGTTGACAGTTGAACTCAATCTTGATGTCAGCATCTACCTCGTGCCTCAAGTCATAAAATCCTTTCTCCAATCGTGCCTCAAGAGGAGCACCACCGATAGGAGTTAGTGTATATCTATGATCAAACGTAACGGGATTGTAGTATCTGTAAAGAGCTGCTGCCCTCTCACCTTCACCGAGAGCACTGATGATGTCACTCTTCTGCTCATACACATATCCAATAATACTATTAGGACCAAACCCAGCCTGGTCCATCTTACCCTGTTCACGATTGCCACCAGGATCTGTAGTAAGCATAGTATCCTGCTTAACACTGCTGTATGCAATGTATAGAGGCACTGCTTTTGGTTGTTCGCCAGGGTGAATATAGAACGTTGCTCCTGGTTGAGTGATGTAACCAGGCGGTGTGTTTTCAGACAGCGCATACGAATGATTGTATGCACCATCAACTGCTCCACCCTGACTTACGTGCTCAAAGATAGGGACTCTAGGTGGCACACAGTTGCGGACACAGACCCTGTTAGTAACTCCGAAGTCACTCTTGGGTGAGAACACATCACAGTCCGCTTGTGGGGGTTTCCAGGCACCTCCTGCGTACGGTCTGAAGATACAATCAATATGATCTTTAATACACTCCTTAAATTCAAAGTCTTCCTTACACTCCACAGGAGAACGGGTGTCTTCACCATCGTTCAAACAAACGTTACCAGACGTTGGGTTACGAACTCCAGGGAATGAGAACTGTACCTTGGATGGTACGTTAGGAGTATCCAATCCAAGGTCATTCAGTCGGTCGATCAGAAAACCGAAATCAAAATCTTGCGTAGCACCATCTCCACCCCGATCGTCATCCTCTGGAACAAAGTTCCTGATGGTTTGAGGTGCCTGTGATGGGTAACATTGACCCAGCAGATTTTCGATGACTTGGTTGACGGTTTTCTGAGCAGGAGTTGAACCATCTGCACCAGTGTTTACTGGTCCACCACCAGACGGTACTTCTTGTTGTTGCCCACCAGCAGGAGCTGATGGGTCACAATTCTGCTGGAACCAACCATTATCGCCACTCATATTATATTAGGTAAGGTTTCTTTTTATTTATCAGGTGCCTGAGAGGGTACGATTGGATCACGTGTGCGATTCTTGATAACAATGAAGGCATCCTTGTTGTACTTACGTGTACCTTTGACAGGTGCCCACTTAGTTCCAGCACCATCGATCTCATAGACGGATGTTCCACCAACTTGTAGAACAATATCGTCATTACGTACATCCCATCCAAGTTCTGCGACTAG